CTGCAAGAAAAACGATTTGTTTTTGTCAAAATCCTTGCAATCATTATACCAGAAAATGGGGCAAAAGTCAGTAAAATCAAGTGTTTTCAGTTTGCTCAGCAGACACTAATTATAACGCCCACTACATGGAAACTTAGCTCAGTTGGTTAGAGCAACCGGCTCATAACCGGTCGGTCCTGGGTTCGAGTCCCAGAGTTTCCATTTCTCCTGACGAAGGAGTGACTTTTATAGGCTGTAGAGTTTCAAAAAGAAATGAGCGAAAACTTGAATTAGATGATGAAAATTCAAAAGAATTACTTGAGAAAGTGAGAAGTTAAATGAAAATTAAAAATTTGACTGTTGGATTATTGATGGCTGGATTAGCACTTTCATGTACTGGATGTGACAAAGTGATAAACGAAAATGGGAAAAAGGTTAGTTCTTATGGACAATTTATAGAAATTAAAAGAAATTATTATACAGATAATATGGCAAATAATACGATTCAAAAATTCATGTATGATAAAGATACAAAAATTGTGTATGTATATACCGAGCGTTCAAAATCAACTTCTGCAATGCCATATTATGTGTTAGATGAAAATGGTAAACCAGAAATCGCAATCTATGGAGAAAATTATAATGGATAAGGAGAAAGAAAAAGTACACATAATCCTGTTGTGACTGCAGCACGGTCATGCATGAAAATTTAGTATGGTATGTAGCTCAGTTGGGAGAGCAGATAATTTGATAAACTAATGTCGTTGGTTCGAGTCCAACCATATCATATTTGTGATCCTGAGATGGTAACAAAATTGGTTTAAAATCCAATTGTCCCAAAAATATATAAAAACGTGAATAGTAGTAAAGCGATTGTACTGCGAAAGCAACTGATTCATCAGTTATGAGGGATGATCTTATCAGAAATGAATGATAAGAAGTTCATAAGAGAACTGACAGTAAAGTAGCGTTTACTGTTGAACAAAAGAAAATAGTAACTATTAAAATTTAAAATTCAGGAGGTCTTTATTATGACAACAGAAAAAATGAATGTACACAAAGCATTAGCGGAATTGAAAATCTTAGATGACCGCATTGTAAAAGCAATTAATAGTGTGGAGGCTTGTATTTTCAAATAAGCATTCTAACACAAAAGTTAAAGGTGTAGATATCAAAGTTTACACAGGAGTTATGAAATCTTCTTATGATAAGGCAACTGACTTAATTAAGAGAAGAGAAGCTATTAAAAGAGCTGTGGTTCTTTCAAATGCAGTAACTAAAGTCACTGTTGCTGATAAAGAGTATACAGTAGCTGAAGCTATTGAAATGAAAAATCATGGAATGGACTTCAAGAAACTTTTAAAACAGAAAATCAAAAAACAGTATGATGCTGCTATGGCTCAGATCATAACTGAGAATGGTAAATTGGAAGATAAAGCTGAAAATTATGTTGTTGGGCTCTATGGTAGCAAAGAGGGAAAAACTTCTACTGAAGAGTTCACAAAAACTAGAGAAGCTTACATAGAAGCTCAGACAATGGAACTTGTTGATCCAATTGGTGTTCTTAAAGAAATGGAGGATTTAGAAACAGAAATTGCAGAGTTTACTGCTGAAGTAGATGCAGCACTTTCAGTAAGTAATTCTCTGACAGAAATCGAAATTACATACTAAGATATATTCACTGCTTATCGAAAACTTTAAACTATAATCTATATGTCTTTTCGCTGGGTTAGACATATATAAAACAATAAAGAAACCGCAGCATTACATATACAGTAAATGGTATAAAATACAAAAAGGATTAGACTGGTATGTCTAATAGTTATATTATTGGATGAGGCAGATAGCCATAGTACTGTAAAGTTCAAAGATTAAAACTCAAATCTTAAAATTCAAAATTCAAAGTTTATCCCAGTTTAAAGATTAAAGAATAAAGCATAAAGAATAAAGATTTATCAAATCCTTGGTAAAAGTTTATGAGCATGATTATACTTGGCTCTTAGTTTGTACAAGGCTGGTAAGTAGTGAATAAGTAAATATAATAGTCGCTTTCATTATTAACAATTGGCAGTTCAACTGCCAGTTGTACCCACTCATGGTGGAATTGGCAGACACGTTAGATTTAGGTTCTAATGCTTAATAGCGTGAGAGTTCGAGTCTCTCTGGGTGGATTAATAAATAGAAAGGAGTAAAAAATGTTTCAAGTAGGAGATATAGTACAAGTAATAATAGTGCCTAAAAAATATAAACAATATGATATTACAGGTGCTACAGGTATTGTAAAAACAGTTTATTCTAACAATATAAGAATACATATCTCTAGTTATTACAACGAAAAATCAGAAGAAGGAGATTTTTATTTTAAAGAAAATGAGCTAGATAATTTTGTAAGAAAGGAAAATGATATGTCAATTATAGAACTTTGGGAGAAAAGAAGTATTGAAAAGATTGATAAGGAAGCTGAAATTAAATTAATGGAATTGCTTGCAGAAGATGAATATACTCATGATTTAATTTTACATATGAATGATCTAAAAGATGCCGGGTTTAAAGTTGAAATACCAAATAATATTTATGATATGACTTCTGATTATACCAGAGGAATGAGAACTATTACTTTAAGTTCAGCAGAAGAGAAAAAAGTTGAAATTAAAAAAGTAGCAGAAGAAGTTGGTGTCTTATTGGAGATGTGCAAAGGAGATGTTCTTAAAGAAATGGAGATTCTTTGTAGTTATGGGATTGTTGAGTACCCATTTGGGAGAATGACTGTTGGAGGTAATGCTTGTGGGAAGTAAAAAGAAAGTTCTGATTGTAATTGATGTGCAGAATGATTTTGTGACAGGTTCACTTGGTACGCCGGAAGCTCAGGCTATTACTCCGAATGTAAAAGAGAAATTTAATAAGTATAAAAATCTAAATAAAATCTGTTTTTTATTGAGGTGAGGATAATATGATTAAAATATTATCAAGCGGTTATATGAAATATAAGCCGACTAAAAAATTCCGTTGTGATTATTGCAGATGTATATATAAAACAGATGAATATGAAATTGATTCATATTATTCTAAATACCATTTTTATTCTGTATGTCCGGAATGTAAGAGGAAAGTATATACTCATTAGTATGAGGGAAAATCTATATGAAAATGGTTGATATTGATATATTTAGCAATACAGATCTTTTAGAAATTGTGAGTAATAGAATAGAAAAAGGTATGAACGACCAACAGAAAAACACATTTAGGCATAAGGCTTTAAACGATGTAAAACATGCAATTAAAATGCTGAATTATGACGCACAAAGTAAAATAAAAGAAATAATGAATAGAGAAAAGTGAAAGCAGGAGGAAATATAAAAAATGGCAAAAGCGTTGATTATCGTGGATATGCAAAATGATTTCATTAGTGGCGCACTTGGTTCAAAAGAAGCAGTTGCTATTGTAGACAATGTAAAAGAACGTGCAGAAAAACTTGTAGCAGAAGGATATACTGCATTTTTTACAAGAGATACACACGATGAACACTATATGGAAACATTAGAAGGAAAATATCTTCCAGTAAAACATTGCATTGATAATTCAGATGGATGGCAGATTATACCAGAACTTATAAATATTCCAGGATTCTATTTGAGAAAGTATACCTTTGGATATAATGCGTGGGATAAAATGTTTAACATGATATTTAGAAATGACGAGGTAGAAGAAATTGAGTTAATGGGAGTTTGTACAGATATTTGTGTGGTGTCAAATGCTCTGGTTCTACGAATGTTATATCCAAATACGGAAATTATAGTACACGCAAACTGCTGTGCAGGAGTTACACCAGAAAAGCATAAAGCCGCCCTGGAAGTAATGAAAAGTTGCCAGATCAATGTAGTAGAAGGAGAATAAAATGATTTTTGGATATAGAGTAGAAGATCAGGTTGAAAAACATGGACTGTGGCGAAACTTTGATGGAACATGGAATCCTGTATTCGACCAACTTTCAGAAGGATTAAGCAGAAACTTACCAATGGAAGATAGTGAATTGTATAGAGAAGGTGGGAAACAATGGTTTTCAGCAGCACCAACAAAGGAAACATTAAAGCACTGGTTCAGTCTTACTGATGTTCTTGAACTTCAGAAACTTGGATATAAAGTTTATGAATTTCAGCTTGTTAATACAAAACAGATTTCAGATTTTGAGATCGTTTTTACTAGAGACAATATTGTTGAACAGCGAGAAATTAATTATAAGGAGATTTGGAATGATTAAATTAAACGGTGTAGAAATCAAACTTGACAAATATCCGGATGGAACATTTTTATTTAAGAATATCCCACCCATCGGAGGATGGTGTAGAGATAATATTGAATGGTTCTTTGAATCAATGGAAGAATTAACAGCAGTTGAATATATTACTAGATATTGTTGGGATCATAGAGTAGTGCCTAATTTATATATGCCTTATATCCCAGATGCTCGTATGGATCGAGTTAAGCATGAGAACGAATTATTTACTTTAAAATATTTTGCTCAGACTATTAATTCATTACATTTTGGAAGAGTAGAAGTTTTAGATCCACATTCTGATGTATCTGCTGCATTATTTAATAAAGTACATGTAGAATCCCCGAATCGAATGATTGAAACTGCTGTCAAGAAGATTGCTAGTAATAATCTTATGATGTTTTATCCGGATGCGGGATCTATGAAAAGATATTCTTCAGCAGTACATCTTCCATATACTTTTGGTATTAAGAATAGAGATTGGGAAACTGGAGAGATTAAAGGCTTAGATTTATCAGGTGAAATTGATCAATTACCAGGTAAAGATATCCTTATTGTAGATGATATTTGTAGCAAAGGCGGAACTTTTTATCACAGTGCTAAGAAGCTAAAAGAGGCCGGTGTAGGTAAGATTTATCTTTATGTAACTCATTGTGAAAACACTGTTTATGATGGAGAGCTTCTGAAAAACAATGGACTGATTGAGAAGATTTATACGACAGATACGATTTTGACAAATCTGGAAAGTCCTAAGATTGAACTGGTTGAGAGGTTTAGATAAGGATTGGGTGATATAAGTGTTTGTACGACATACAGATATAAAAAATTATATTCATAGATGCAATGTAGAAGAACTGCCAATAACTTATTCCGATAAAATGGAAGTAGATCTATTTGGGAATAAAATTTTAGTGGAAAGAGACGAATGGCTATGGCATTTGCATCTTAAATTAACTGATGTATGCAATGCAAAATGTTTTTTCTGTGTAGAACAGAAAGCTGAACGTTGTGAAAATGCAGAGTATTTCGTTAAACAAGTTGATGAAATGTTAACCGAAATGGAAAATGCTAATATTCTATATTCAGTTTCCGTCACAGGTGGTGAGCCATTGCTATTTAAGAAATTTAATGAACTATGTGATGTATTAAAAAATCATGATATTAAATTTCTTACAATGAATACAAATGGTAAATACTTAGAAGATAATCTTGATAAGATTGATGGATTATTTGATTTTGTAGATATTAGTCGTCATGCAATTTCTGACAAGAGAAATAATGAAATTTTTAATACATATATGCCTTCATTATTTGATTTAAAATGTATTAAAAGTAAATTGGTTAAAACAAAAATGAGATTACAATGCGTACTATGTGATGCAAATACAGTTGAAGATGTGTTAGAAATGATAGACGCATATTCATTTGCTGATGATTTATCTTTTAGAAAACTTATGAAGTTAAGCGATCATAGTGGCATTAAATATGACGATAAAGAAAAGTTATACAATGAAATCCTTGAATATGCATATAACCATTTTGAGTTAGTAGAGCAAACAATTCAAGATTATTATGTATATGAAATATGGAAATACAAAAATACATTAATTACTTTTAGTTATTCAAATATGAAAATGTTAAGTGAAGTTGAGAAAATAGAAGATGATCATGTTTGTAGAGAATTTATTATTCATCCAGACGGTACAATTTCAGGTAGTTGGGATAAAAATATGAAACTAATTAAAAGATAAGGAGGCATTATGAAACCGATTATTAGTCCATGGTTGATTTATTTTGCAAGTAGAGCAGATGCGGTGGGAACTTTGTTTCTAATTGTTGCAATAGTTGCATTTGCGATATGTTTGATAGGATTTGATGATTTAACAAAAAATGGATTTAAACTATTTATTTCAATTGGGATTATTTCTATAATTCTAACAGTTCTTACCCCAACTACTGAAACCGTTTATACAATGATGGTAGCAAATGAAATTACATCGGACAATATTCAAGCGGTTGGCAAAACTGGTAAAGATGTAGTTGATTATATTACAGATCAGATTGACAAAGTTGTAAACAACAAAGAGGAGAATAAAAAATAATGAATACAATGGCAATTTTGCTCTCAGACACATATAAACAGATCCATAATAAAATCTATCCGAAAGGACTGACGAAATTAGTATCTTACTGGACCCCACGAAGATCAATGCTTAAGAATCAGAACAAAATGGTATTCTTTGGTCTACAGGCATTTATTGAAGAATATCTAATTGATTATTTTAATAAAAACTTTTTTGAATTAACAGCAGCAGAAGTTGAACATACATATAAATACAGTATGGATATACAGTTAGGAAACAATTATGACCTAGAGCCTATTATGAAACTTCATAAATTAGGTTATCTTCCAATTCGGATCCGTGCTATCCCGGAGAACATTGGTACCTATGGGGTTCCGTGTATTGAAATTACAAATACACATCCAGATTTTGCTTGGGTAGTACAGTGGATCGAATGTATTCTGCAGGTTGAGCTATGGAAACCATGTGCTCATGCAACAATCGGTCATATGTATAGAGAACTTGCAAATGACTATTATAAAATGACCTGTGATGAATCTTTAAGACCTGAAATGGCTTGCTCTGACTTTGGCATGAGAGGAATGTCATGTATGGAAGAAGCAGTAAGATGTTCATCTGCTTGGTTATTATCATTTGATAAGACAAGCACAATTCCTGCTATTGATTATATAGATACATATTATGATGCTTGTTGTTGGACTAAAAGAATCGGAATTGGTGCTGTATCAACAGAACATTCAGTTATGGCTTCAAATTATGCAGTAGACGGTGATGAAATTACATTTGTAAAAAGACTGCTTACAGAATTGTATCCTAATGCATCTTTTAGTATGGTATCTGATACATATGATTACTGGAACATGATTGATAATATCCTTCCAGCTTGTAAGGAAGAAATCATGCAGCATAATGGTAAATTTCTGGTACGTCCAGATTCCGGAGATATGGTAGAAATTGCTGTAGAGACAATTGAAAAGCTTTGGAATACATTTGGCGGAACAGTAAATAGCAAAGAATATAAAGTACTTGACCCGCACATTGGAATTATTTATGGGGATGGATGTACTCTTAACAATGTAGAGCAGGTATGGGAAGAACTGAAGAAAAAAGGATTTGCTGCAAACAATATCGTATTCGGAGTCGGAGCATTCTGCTTCTCAGCAATTGTAGAGCCTGATGGACATATGGTTGTTGTGACTAGGGATATGTTTGGTATCGCTATGAAAGCTACATATGGAATTGTTGATGGTAAACCGATCATGATTTACAAAGATCCAAAAACTGATACGAGTCATCTGAAAAAATCTCATAAAGGATGTTGCCGCATATATTATGATGACAATGAAGAATTACAGTGTGAAGACGGGTATGACGATGTATTTGGCGATGGAACGTTAAGAACTGTATTTGTGAATGGAAAATTTTATAATAAAGAAACATTTGAAGACATTAGAGAAAGATTAAATGGAGGAAACAAAGATGAGTAAAATTACAGATTATTTATTAAAAGATGATGTAATTGTAGTAATGGACGTAGATGGAGTACTTGCTCCATATGAGTTCTCTGAATTAAGTCACAGTATGACTGACGATGAATGGGATAAACTTGTAGCTTTAGGTGAGAATCCGTATAAAGATGTGCGTCCGATTAAATTAATGCAAGAGTTTATTCAGAAGAAAGGCGTGGATAAAGTATATACATGTTCAAAGAGTCCTCTAAGTGAAATCCCTGGCAAAAGAGCTTTTATCAAAGACAACTATAATCTTCCGGATGATAATATCTATTTCACTTTAGAAAAAACAGAAAAACTTACTGTGCTTCAGACGTTACAGCAAAAGCTTGGGCTTAAGCCATCTCAGATTGCAATTGTAGAGGATACAGTAAAAACTTTGGATTATATTCGTGCACATAGTGATTTTGTAACCGTACATGTTTCATCATTTATGGAGTAGATATGGAGGTATAAAAATGAGTAGTACATATTTTACTGATTCAGTTTCAGATCTTTGTCAGGGGATTGTTGATAAAGTAGACACTTATGAAAAACGAATTAAATACTTAGAAGAAGAAAACAAGAAGCTCAAAGATGAGCGTTATAAAGATTCTGAAATGCAAAGAATGGAAGCTGAGTTAAAAGAAGCAAAAGACGATTTATATAGAGGATTTCCAATTTCAGAAAAAGAACAAGAGAAAATCAGAGAGTGGGAATTAAAACATGATGCTGAGAAACATGGTCTGAAAACTTCTAAACAGAGAGCAATGGGACATGGTTGCATAGGCGGTTCTCTTACATGGCGCTTTACACCAACATCAATAGGAACTATTGGAGAAGTGATTTGCTCCTGTGGCGAGAAGTTTACATTTCAGGATTTATAGGAAAAGATTTATGATTAAAATTATTGAAGGTAACATTGTGGATGCGCAGACCGACTATATAATTCATCAAGTTAATTGCCAAGGAGAAATGAATACTGGAGTTGCTAAAGCATTAAGAGATTATGACGAAGGTATTTATATACATTATAGAAACGTCTGTAAATTACGTGAGTTTAATCCAGAATTACTTCTTGGAACATATGACGAGTACTTTATCAGAAGGAAAAATCAAGGAATATTATCCTTATTTGCACAAGACATGTATGGATATGACGGAAAACAATATACGGATGTTAAAGCTTTTCGAGAAGGATTAAATTTTATTCGACAACAGATACCTGTTTATTGGTTTGATGCTGATAACAGACCTCACAAGACAACCATTGCACTCCCATATAAAATAGGCTGCGGAAGAGGAGGAGCAGACTGGGAAGTGGTTTATAAGATTATAGAAGAAGAATTAAGTAGTTTTAAAGTAGAACTGTGGAAATTGGAGGAGCAGAATGTTTAATGTAGAAAAAGCAACAAATGATTGTATTCAGTGGATTAGAGATTGGAGAGAAGAGAACGGCCCAGGATGTAATTTTATAGTAGGTATCTCCGGTGGTGTTGATTCTTTAGTGGCTGCTGAGTTATGTGTAGAAGCTATTGGAGCAGATAATGTACTTGGAGTAATTATGCCAAACTTTGAACAGAGGGACATCAAAGTTGCCTATGATATTTGTCAGTACGTATTAGGAATTGATTATCTGACCATTAATATTGGGACAGCTTTTGATAATCTTGTTAATCAGATTGATTTAGCAATGGAAGTATCAAATCAGACGTTGGTGAATCTTCCTGCTAGATTAAGAATGGCAACCTTATACGCAGTGTCACAGTCACACAATGGAAGGGTAGTAAACACATGTAATCTTAGTGAAGATTGGGTAGGTTATTCTACTCGTTATGGTGACGCAGCAGGAGATTTTTCACCGTTAGCCCAGTTTACAAAAGGAGAGGTAAAAGCTATTGGACATTATTTAGGTTTGCCAAAGGAGTATGTAGAAAAAACACCGTCTGATGGTCTTTGTGGAAAATCAGATGAAGAGAACTTAGGATTTACATATGAAGTATTAGATAAGTATATTCGTACAAGTGTATGTGACGATCCAGAAGCCAAAAGAAAAATTGATCGTTTGCATAAAAAGAATGAGTTTAAAATGAAACCAATGCCATATTTCAATTACAAGGAGGATAACTATATGACATGTTGCTCACCAGAAGATATTGCTATAGCCTTAGAGAAAGCTCAAGAAACTATCAATCGTAGGCACACATTATATAAAGAGCTTAGAAGCTGTGAACGTCAGATTAAAGACGGTTTAGGTGTTGATGTATATATTGCACCTAAAGATGAATTTGATAAACAGGTTTATAAAACTCTATCAAAAGAAGATGTTTCATTTGTAGGAAGAACAAAAGATATTGCTACAGGGAAAATTAGAACTACTGTAGGATTCAAAGATGGGACACAGACTTCTGTGGTTTTAAATGAGTGGGAAGATGAAGATGACACTGAAAAAGCAATTATGTGGTGTTTACTTAAGAAGTGTTTCAAATCAAAAAGAAGTTTAGAAAGAGTAATTTATTCAATGGAGGACATGTAATATGAGATCAAAGAATTCCTGGAACAAAGAGTATGAGACAAAAGTAGATAAAAACGGTAAGAAGCATATTAGAATGGTTAAACATGGGATGAAGCAGTCTAAGAAGTCACTTGCTTTTTCTAAACATGTAAATAAAATGAAAACTGACAAACCTAAATGGAATAAGAAGTCTAGTGGCGAAAGCCACTAGGAAGGAGGGCTCATGAAAATACGGAAAGGATTTGTTACTAATTCAAGCTCTAGCAGTTTCATTATTTGCTTTGCAAGGATTGCTGACAAAGAAAAAGCTCAGAAGATAATTGATCAGTTCAATCTTGATGTATTAGATGTTACTGGTGTAAATGATGAAAGAAACTGGTCCGGTGAGCTTGGTGCTAGTTGGTGCGGAGCGGTCATTTATGGGGTTGATGATATTTTAGAAAAGCACCCTGATGGAGAATATATCGTAATTGAGGACAGTAACGATGCCTATTATGATGAATGGGGTGATGCTGTATATGATTATGATTTCTCTATGAATGAAGCAATAGATGCTATTACGGAAGTAAATGGATTTGCTGATATAGAAGTTGCTGAAGGAGAAGGGAGAGATGGTTAATGAAAATAAGAAGAGGATTTGTCACTAATAGTTCATCTTCAAGCTATATCATTGCCAAAAAGAAAAATGCAACATTGACAGACATTAAAAACTCGCTGTTGAAAGCAAGAGACAACGCTAAATCTTTTTTGATTGAACAGCATAAATGGATTGATTTTGAGCCGGATGTAGAAGAGTTAATAAGGAAAGAAGATTATGATAAAGCTGCAGATGCGTTTTTAGAATATGTGGCAGATTATTTATACGGTAACTTTAATGCTGGAACATTGGGCGATTGGGAAGTTGGATCGGATGAGTTCTGGAATGACAATGGTGATCCATATGAAAATTTTATTTTAGATTCTGCATGGCTTATTGGTGATGAAAACTTACAGATTATCTGAGGTGTAAACATGGAAATAAAAGCAAAGCAAATAATTGTAGATAGGAGCACATCTTATAAATATTATAAGCCTAAATTCTGTTGTAAAGCATTGGAAGAGAATCCTAGGATAGTTATTTCTAATGAATATCCTGATAACTACTTATGTAGAACTTGTGAAACTATAGAATGCCATGGTTGTGACTATAAAACTGATGAAACTTTTGGAATTTTCTTTTACGTAAGCGAAGAAGTCCAAGACTGGGGAGATACATGGCCTGATGACTATTATTACCCTCTTAAATTCTGTCCATTTTGCGGAGAACCAATTGAAGTTGATGTCATAGAAACCATTGATAAAACAGAAGAAGCAGAAAAGGTATCTGAGGTTGCAACGAAGCTACGAAAACAGTTATGGGCATGTGATAGCAAGAAAAAGTGTGTAGAGTTAGAAAAAGAGATAAGGAACTTAGACGATATAGTAAATTATTATTATTCAACAGGAGAAATTGATGAAAATAGAGAAAATCAAGAAATTGTTGAAAAGTGAAAGCTATGATTTCTTAAGAGCGAATGAGCACCTGGGGAGCAACATAATTCTATTAGGCTTAGGTGGGTCTCATGCTTATGGTACAGATACAGAAAGCTCCGATCTGGATATTAGGGGTTGTGCTTTAAATAAAAGAGAAGAAATCCTGATTCCTACACATAATTTTGATCAGGTAACGGAAGAAACAACAGATACAACAATCTATTCTTTTAATAAATTGATAACTCTATTGTCAAACTGCAACCCAAACACAATTGAGCTGATAGGATTGAAGCCAGAACATTATCTTTATATTCATCCAATTGGTCAAGAACTTCTTGATAATGCTGAAATGTTTTTATCTAAGAAAGCGATCTATTCTTTTGGAGGCTATGCTACAAACCAGCTAAGAAGGCTCGATAATAAAGCTGCCAGGAAATTGGGACAAGAAGAAAGAATGCAGCATGTTCTTAATAGTATTATGAATGCTTTTTATACTTTCCCTGAAAAGTATTTCAATTTTCCAGAAGATGCAATAAAGCTTTATGTAGATAAAGGTATTCAGGAAGATTATGAAACAGAAGTATTTATGGATATCCAGTTGAAGCATTATCCTTTGAATGATTATCAGGGGATGTGGGCCGAAATGAAAAACATTGTTAGGGATTATTCCAAAATTGGGAAGAGAAATAAGCATGCCATAGAACATAATAAGTTAGGAAAGCATATGTGCCATTTAGTGAGATTGTATCTTATGTGTTTTGATATTCTTGAAAAAGGCAAAATTATTACATATAGAGAAGATGATCATGAGCTTCTTATGGCTCTACGTAATGGAGAATATTTGGATGCAAACAGTCAGCCTATCCCAGAATTTTTTGAAATGGTAAACGAGTTAGAGAAAAGACTTGAGTATGATTCAAAGAATACCTCATTGCCTGATAAACCAAATTATAAAGCTATAGAAGAATTTGTAATGTCTGTCAATGAAAGAATTATATTAGGAGAGATTTAAGAATGAATTTTAATGGACTAAAAAGTAGCGAAGTAGAGGTTAGTAGGGCTACGTATGGAAGCAATAAACTTCCGGAGCCTAGATTGAAGAAATGGTATCATTTTGCTAAAGAGGCATTAACTGAACCAATTACTATGATTCTAATAATAATTGCTTTGTTTCAGTTGGTTTTAGGGGCTATGGGAGTAATGTCTCTTTCTGAACCTGTAATGATTATAGTGGTTTTAGCTATTGTTACTGGAATTGCTATTAAGACAGGTCTAGGCGTACAGAAATCTGCAGCAGAGCTAAGAGCAAAAACGGCAGTTAGATATTGTGATGTTGTCCGAGATGGAAGCGTACAGACAATTAATAAAGATGATCTGGTAGTAGGTGATTTAGTTCTATTGAGAACTGGACAAGAGATTTTTGCAGATGGATTTATTGTTGATGGAGAAATTTCTGTTAATAACGCCGCTATCAATGGAGAGACAAAAGAATGTAGAAAAATTCCTAGTGCTAATTATAAGCATGTTAAAACAACATCTACTGCTGCATATACGGATCAGTGTTCTCTCTTTGCAGGAACAGTTATTATGTCTGGTGAAGGAAAAATGATTGTTACAGATGTTGGTGTTAATACAGTTAACGGTGATACTCTTGTCAAAATGCAGACTTTAGAGCCTCCTAAGACAGCTCTTGATATTGCTCTGGATCATTTGTGTGATTTTATTTCAACATGGGGAACAATTGCGGCAGCATTAGCATTTGTAATTATGACAATTACAGGTATCTTAAATGCTGGAAGTTTAAGTCAGTATTTCTCAGGAAACATTCTTGAAAATATTCAGAAAGTAGCACAGAATATCTCAAATGCATTAACAATTATTGTTGCGGCTGTACCGGAAGGTCTGCCACTCATTGTAAAACTTGTAACTAAACAGAATGTATCGACAATGGAAAAATTCAATATTCTTGCGAAGAATACTGGTAAAATTCCTGAATTGGCATATGTTAATTTAATTTGTACGGATAAGACAGGAACTCTCACAACAGGTGAAATGACTTCTACAGTTATGATTAACGGTAACTGTCAGGATATTTTTAATAAGGAAAGTTCGCTCAACGAGCTAATTGATTTAAACATTTGCATGAATAATAGTGCAGTGTTCGATTCTAATGGGAATATCACTGGTGGCAATTCAATTGATCGAGCAGTACTTGATATGCTTTCTCCTGAAGGTGCACAAAAAATACAGAATAAAGTTACCATGAAGAAGCGTGTTCCATTTAGTAGTGAAAATAAATTCTCTGCGGTTACTTTAAATAATGGAGCAAATGATTTTACTGTTTATAAAGGTGCACCAGAGAAATTAATTGAGAAGTGTAAATTTTATCTTGATAATGATGGCATTGTAACTGAGCTGACAGAAGAAAAAAGAAAAGCTTTAAAGAGCCATATTAAGGGATTAACAGAGAAGGCAATGAGATGTATTGCATTGACTATCTCAGATAAAACTGATGATGGTCTCCCCGATGAAATGAATCTCCTTGGAGTCATTGGAGTTGTTGACCCGGTTAGGAATGAAGTTCCAGAAGCAGTAAAAATTGCTCATAAAGCTGGAATTCAGGTAATTGAAATTACTGGTGACTGTATGGAGACTGCTAAGGCTGTTGCTATGGAAGCTGGTATTTATAAGCCTGGAGACTTAGCAGTTACCAATGATGAGTTTGAGGCAATGTCAGATGTAAAAGTAAAAGAAATTATTCCACAGTTAAGAGTAATTTCCAGATGCTCACCGAATACGAAGCTTCGCCTTGTAACATTAGCACAAGAAATTGGAATGTCTGTGGCAATGACCGGTGACGGTGTGAACGATGCTCCCGCATTAAAGAAAGCAGATGTAGGCTTTGGAATGCAAGACGGATCTGATGTAGCAAAAGAAGCTGCAGATATTGTTTTGACAGACAATAATTTTGCAAGTGTGGTAAAGGCAGTCGAACTTGGTAGAACATTTATGCATAACATTATGATGTTCCTTGAATTCCAGCTGCCTATCAATATTTCGTTGTTGATCTTAAGTATGGTATTTCCAATTATTTCTGGTGGCTCTGCTCTATTAGCAGCAGTTCAGATCCTTATTGTAAATATCATCATGGATTCACTTAACTCATTAAGCTTTGGTGGAGAACCACCAAAAGAGGAATATATGAATGAAGAGCCTATCATGAAAGGATCCGGATTATTTATCCGTGGAGCGAAAGGGAGAATTGCATTAAGTTCAATTGTATTTATTGCTTTATTTGGTGTAATTACATTTGGTCCAGTTGGAAATATGTTTGCAACAAAACTTTCGGCTATGACAGCGAGATTCGCTTTATTGTGTCTAATGGCAGTATTTAATGGATTCACTATTAGAACAGATAGTATGAATCTTTTCAAAGGAATTAAAAATAACAAATTATTTGTGTATATCGCATTGGGTATTTTTGCAATGACTGTAGTTTTGTGTAACTTTGTAGGAAATCTAGTACAGACAACTCCAATGGATGCTAAACAGTGGATTGTAGTCTTAGTGACAGCATTTATGGTTGTGCCTGTAGATTGGATTAGAAAAGCAATTTGTAAGAAAGGAAGTAACTAAAATGGGATTTTTGGGAAAATTATTCGGAAAAAAAGATGAGGAAGCAGCAGTAGAGTTATCTTCTGCTGTAACTCAGCAACCTGTATATGAAGAAAAGTTACAGACAATTGATATGTCTAAGCACAATGAAAATCTTGGCAAAGTACTTATTGATATGTCTAAGGGAAGCAAGATTGATATGACAAAACATACGGCTAGAGTAGCTCTTGCAATGGATTATTCAAGAAGTATGGATTGGCTGTATGATAATGGATCTGTACAGGAAACCATTTCTCGTTTGTTGCCTATTGCTCTAAGATTTGACGATAATGGAGAACTTGAGAGTTGGCTGTTCTCAAATGGAGCAGAGCGCTTAAAAGCTGCTAACGCTGATAATTATAGTAGTTATGTTAAAAATGTTATGAAAAAAGCTCATATGTATATGGGTGGTACTAATTATGCTCCTGTATTGAAAGAAATGGTTACATATTATAAAGATATTGAGCCAAGTGAGATTCCAGCATTTATCATCTTTATTACAGATGGTGAAAATAGTGACACTTTTGCCACCAATGCAGTTATTAAAGAGCTTTCAGAGTACAACATCTTCGTGCAGTTCATAGGAATTGGAGATGAAGATTTTGACTATTTAAAATCTCTTGATGATATGAAAGGTAGAAAACATGATAACACTGGTTTTACAGCAGTAAAAGACATGAATAAAATGTCTGATGAACAGTTATATACAGAGATTCTTCGTCAGTATAAAGACTGGCTGAATAATAAATAAAAAGGAGATAAAGAAATATGGCAGTAATCAACATGAGCAAAAATCAGAGAATTAGTATGGTAAAAGAAGATGGTACAGGCATTAAGAATTTCTTTATTGGAGTCAATTGGGATCAGAACCGTTATGCTGGTGAAGCAGACATTGACTTTGATATCAATGGATTTTTAACAGATTCAAGTCGCAAAGTTGTATACCCAGAAGATTTAGTAAACTATAAAACCTATGAAGATGGCTCTGCATATCCTTGGGTAGATTATTCAGGAGACAATAAAACTGGTGACGATTCTCAGGGAATGATTTTCAATGGAAAGCATTATGACGAATATTTCATTGTGCATGCTGATACTTTCCCGAAAGATAAAACAGAATTTACTATCTGCTTAACAATTTTTAGAGCCTTACAGCGTATGCAGAATTTTGGAATGGTCTCCAATGCAGTTATGACAATTTGTGATTACGACAATCCAGATGGTGATAAGTATGAATATGATCTGTCTGAGAATGAAAACTTTGAAAAATTGAATGCAGTAGAAATGGGTAAATTATACCGTTACGGAGATGGATTCAAATTTCAGGCATTAGGTTCCGGTTATGTGGGAGGTATGACAGAATTGTTTAAAAACTTTGGGCTTGATATTGATGAGGGGAGAGACTAATGAATATTACAGCTGGAGCAATTATTATAATTGTTATTTTAGTACTCGTAGGACTTTGTTTCTTTTTTAATAGTAAAATTGGAAAAAGAGTAAGAATAAGAGCATCTGGTACGGCAAACGAAGCGATTCAGAAAGATGCGTCTACACCTGAAGGAGCTAAAGCATATTATAATGCCGCTATTGAGAAGAAAGAAGATGAACTTCAGCAGGAGAATGTAAGATATCAGCAGATGCTTGGTAAGATTTCTAATTATGAAGATGATCTATTTCATTTGAAGAAAGATGCTATGAAAGCAGATGTAAATGTAAATGCATGTGTGGATCGAGGAGATGACGAAGCAGCAAAAGTCTACTTAAAAGAACAACAGGAACTGAATGATAAAATTGATTTTATCAAAAATACATTAAAAGAATGGAAAGAGAATGCTGACGTACAGAAAGAAAAAGTAGAAGTATTACAGCAACAGCTTAATGATTTAAAAGCAGAAAAAGAAAGTGCTGTTTTAACTCTGGAAACAGCTCAGGCATCAAAAGCTTTTAATGTAACACCGGGAGTATCTTCTAGTGAAGAGGAAAAGATGTTAGAGAAAGTACGTGACGGAGTTAAAAAGCAAAAAGAAGCTGCTGATGGAGCTAGGATCGCTTATGAAAGTTCTACTACTGTACAGAAACAGCGTCTGGATAAGAAAATGAAAGATGATGAAATTGATAAAAAGCTGCAGGAACTGAAAGCAAAGAAAGGCAAATAAAATGATAGTGTTAAATGTAGGCGTGTTTGTGGTATGTCTATTAGTCTGTTTCTTAATTGGATTCTTTGTAGGGAAGAGAAAATAAGTGTAGTAACAAAAGGTTAAGGTGAGGTTCAATTCCTCACCTACACTTAAGGAGGTTAAACAATGAAATAAAATATGGAGGTGGTATTACGCAAAGAGGAAAAAGGATATTAAATAAACCAATTGATGATGCATGTGAAAAGGAAATTTTGATACCAACAAAAAGAGTGATCACTGTAGAAGCTGAATACAACTTGACTGATCCTGAATTAATTGGAACAAAAATAATTGACAGAGACATAGTAGAAGAATTGGTAAAAAATGAACTTATCACATCTTTTGAACAAAATGATGGATTCGTAAGTTTAACAGTAACTTGTAGTGATTATTAAGGTGAGAGATGAAAAATAAAGATAGAGTACAATATACACTTAAGCACAGAAAAGCATTCCGCAAAGTAGAAAAACAGTTATTGGGGTATAACACAATAAGAAGTCTATTCCATGATCTGGACAAAGTGTTTTTATATCCATTCTTCGATTATAAACAAGTACATAACTGGCATAGACATCATAGTAGACATCATCTGAGAGCCAGAACGCATAATGATTATGTTCAGATGGCAATTGATTGGGAATGTGCAAGGCTAACTAAACCAGATAAGCCATTAAATGCCAGAGAAACTTTGGAAAAGATTCATCCAGAATTAAAAGAAAAAATGCTTTCTGTATTAATGGAGCTAGGATTATGAAAAATTTCGAAATTACTTTCCATACGTTTGATAACCAGCCACATATTTTTTTCGGTAAAAATGCCATGATAACTTCTGAATTTACAGGTAAAAATTGGGGTGCAAGAGATCAGAATTTAATAAATCGAAAAAATAGAATTAAATTATAGAAAGGAATAAAAAAATGATTAATAGTTTTACTGGAGATTATTACTTTTTAAGCAACTTTTATATGGCACCGGTAAGTTATAATGGATGGGACTATACAAATAATGAAGCAGCTTTTCAAGCACAGAAAACAAAAAATCGTAGACTAAAATTCCAGTTATTTTCTCAAGCTAGTCCATCAGAGGCAAAGGCAGCAGGTAGAAAGATTGATTTGAGATCAGATTGGGAAGAAGTGAAAGATAAAGTAATGTATGAAATCGTACTGGCTAAATTCACTCAGAATCCAGACCTTAAGGAAAAATTACTTGCCACAGGTGACGAGCACTTGGAAGAGGGTAATACTTGGGGAGATACTATTTGGGGAACTGTAGATGGAGTTGGAGAAAATAGGCTTGGGAAGATACTTATGAGAGTGAGAGATGAATTAAATGAAACTTAACATATTTTTTATCATTCTTGATGCTATTTTTATAGCAGTATCATTGGTAGACCTTATTACTTATAAAAATTTACTTAGTTTAATGCTGGTAGTCTTTTTCACTTGGACATTTGTAAATGATATTAAAGAATATAAAGGAGACAAATAATATGGTAAAAACATTAAAAGAAACAACAGAAATGATGGTTAGCCCAGATTATAAAGAGAGATTCAAAGCTGAGTATTACCAGTTAATGCTTAGATTCAGAGGTTTACAGTCTATGCTTTTTAAATGGGACAATGGAACTCTTAGTTTTGAACCAACATGCCCAAGAAGTACTTATAATATTCAGATTGATGCTATGGCAAGCTATTTAGCTATCTTAGAGCTAGGGCTGTTATGGAAGGTATTGAATTATAAAGGAGAGAGTATGAATCCAGTATTTGTATTTTTAGTATTGGTTGGAGCAGTAGTTTTATGGTTTCTATTGTCTGCATTGTTTTACCCATTTGGAAGATTCTTACATAGGGTCTGGAAAGATGCAACAGATGAAATAAATAGAGAAGATCAAAACAAGGAGAAGAAAGATTAATGAAAAAAGGATTTTTAGGTAGTATCGGATTAGCAGTAATTATTGTAGCAGGATTAATTTGCGTAGCAAAATGTAGCGTAAGAGTACCAGCAGGTTATGTAGCGGTAGAATACAAGATGAATGGTGGAATTTCAAATGACACTCTTTCACAGGGATGGCATTTAATTTCACCTACAGTAAAAACATCACTGTATTCAATTGGTATTGAACAGTCTTATCTGACTTCAGAAGATAAAGGGGATTCTCCAAAAGATGAGAGTTTTAAAACTCCTACCGCAGATGGAAAACAGCTTCTTGTTGATTTGGAATTCTCTTATAAATTCGATCAGGATCAAGTTGCTGATGTATTTACAAGATTTAAAGGTCAGTCCGGTGAAAGCGTAAAAAATACTTTCATCAAACCAAAGATGAAAGCGTGGACACAGGAAGTAACTGCTAAGTATCCGGTAACAGATGTATTTGGTGATAAGCGTCAGGAACTGAACGAGGCTCTTGATACATATCTGAAAAAGAAATTTGAGCCATATGGAATCATTATTGATACTGTAAACTTTACTTCAATTTCTACAGATGATGAAACTCAGGCTGCTATTCAGAAGAAAGTAAATGCACAGCAGGAACTGGAGCTTGCAAATATTGAAGCTAAGACTGCAAAAGTACAGGCAGATAAAGATAAAGAAGTTGCTCTCATCGCAGCGGAGCAGGATAAAGAGAAAGCCGCTATTGAAGCTGAACAGGCGAAAATCACTGCGGAAGGTAAAGCTGAAGCTACAAGAATTAAAGCGGATGCTGAAGCAGAAGCAAATAAAAAGATCGCTGAGTCACTTACTCCAGAACTTATTGAGAAACAGAAGATTGATAAGTGGAATGGTGATGTGCCGAAGGTACAAGGTGGAAATGCTGCAACAATTGTTGACGCAGGAGAATTAACATCAGGCAATGTAGCAACTGTTGAAAATAAATAATTAATAATGAGGGTAACGTATAGTGAGAACTGTGGACATATACCACACTGATGGTAGCGTAGGGATTTTGCGTCAGTAATAAAGAGGTGGCTGCGTAGGGTGAGGATAACGTTAACAACTACGAATTGTAATGTCGGCCCAAAGCAAGTAAGTATAGTTATGATATCTGCTGCCATAGGCAACACCTCCTTCAAAAATAATGTGTGATACAATCCCATATCACATTACCCATTCAGAAGATCCTCACCCGGTACAGACCTGGGATCAATAGTATTGTACTTTAGGTGAGGTGGTTTGTCAATATAAAGGAGGAGACAATGGTAAAAACTACAATTACGGAAACTACTAAGAAATATGATAAAGAAGGCCATCTTATTGAGGAGACGACCAGAACTGAAACTACTGATGATAATACTATAACATATGGTTCTTATCCCTATGGGATAACTTATCCCTATGGGACAACTCAGAAGGATTGGACCTTAACTACAAATGTAGGAGAGCATCTATGAAAAAGAAAGTATTAAGTATTTTGGGAGTTTTATTGATAAGTATTTCAACATTAACTGGTTGCGCTAAATGCATTGATAAAAAAGAGGAAAGCGTGAAGGTCACAGTTGTAAATGAATATTATAAACCTAAAGAAACCCGTTTTACAGGTATGGTTAATCATGTTCCGCAATTTCGAACTGATTATGCTGAATATGAAATTACGGTAAATTATAACGGAACTGAATATTCACTTAGTGATGAAAGTACATATCGTAAATATCATGGAAGAATAGGGCAAACAGTGTCTGCCGTATTGATTACAAAAACATACGATAATGGCAAGGTAAAACAATGGATTGATAGTTTAGGAGGAATTAAGTGATTAAGCAAATCATGGGATGGATTTCTGCTATATGTGGAGTAATTGGAGCTATATGTAGTGGTTGGAAGTTAATGCTTTTGCCAGTAGTAACAATATTAAATATGATTGCAGATAAAAAATTAAACCTGTGTATTTTACTAATTTCAATTATGAAAATGTTCTTTGCGATACCTATAGCATATTTCATGATTCTTGTAGGATTTTCATTTGCTACATATTGTTGGAGGTGGTGGAAATAATTTGGATTACGGGTGATACACATGGGGGTTGGATCCATAGATTAAATATGGACTCGTTCCCGGAACAAAGAGAGATGACTAAAGAAGATTATGTAATTGTTCTTGGAGATTTTGGGATATGGAGAGATTCACCTCAGCAAAGGTGGTATCTGAATTGGCTTGAAGAGAAGCATTTCACAACACTCTTTATTGACGGAAACCATGAGAATTACGATATATTAGATGCTTATCCGGTAGAAGAATGGCATGGTGGTAAGGTACATTTTATTAAGCCGTCAGTAATTCATCTTATGAGAGGACAAGTATTTGATATAGACGATTTAAAATTTTTTACTTTTGGCGGAGCTGCCAGTCATGATATTTCAGATGGAGTATTAGAGATTGACGATCCAAGAGTAAAGGAATGGAGAGATGATCCGGATAAAATGTACCGCATCAATCATATTTCATGGTGGGAACGAGAAATGCCAAATCAAGAAGAGATGAATGAAGGTGTGGAGAACCTGGTAGAACATAATAATAAGGTAGATTTTATCCTGACACATTGTACAGCTTCTTCTACAGCAGCATTATTATCACATGGATTATATAAACCGGATAAGCTAACTGATTATTTGGAAGAGATCAGATGTAATGTTGACTATGGACATTGGCTGTGTGGACATTACCATGATAGTAAAGCTATAACAGCAAAGGATTATGTCTTATATGAACAGATTGTGAGGATCGCATAATGGCAGAGCTTACAGAGAACGCTAAAGATTATATTGAATGTCTAAAAGATATATTACAAAGAAAATATCTACTGTCATGTGAGAAAGCTTTAGATATGATTACAACTTCTTATATTATGGAGTCTCTTATTGATTACCCAGAAGAGACATTACATGATGATATTGAAGCACATGCAGATAATATTTATGAGGATTGGATAGGTGAGCTATGAAAACATTTTTATTAATCTTGAATATTCTATGCTGGGGCATTCTAGGAGCCTATTGTTCATCAATAGGGATACATGGAACAAGATTTTATATAATAATATTGATTGTTGGCATTATTGATTTACTTAGTGCTGTGGTGAGTAGTTTATGAATTATTATATTTCAGACTTACATATCGGTCACACAAATGTATTGGCATTTGATGTCATGTAAAATGTATAATGTCGGAGCAATGCTACTGAATTATACTCCTAGAACTTTAGAAGAAATAACAGGAGGAGCTACGTGTTTATAACTAGAAAAAAGATGAAAAAGAAAATTAGTGATACATATAACAAAGGATTCCATATAGGAAAACTTTATGGTGTTACTAAAATATATAATGAAGTAAAAGGAGGCAACACAGACGTAATTAATCTGTGCAAGAGAATTATGAGTGAGAAAGAGGTATTCAATACTTAATGTATTGTGCTTACATTACTGAGCTTAAGCAACTTCGTAAACACAGCAATGCTGATAGGCTCCAGCTTAGTACCGTTTTTGGAAATACGGTTATTGTTGATTTAAGTTATTACGAAGGGCAGAAAGTTGTATTCTTCCCGGTTGATGGACAGTTAGGAGAAGAATTTGCAAAAGAAAACAATTTACTGCGTATTAAAAATGAAGATGGAACAACTACAGGTGGTTATCTTGATCCTGTAAAACGAAATATTAAAGCTATGAGATTACGAGGTGAAAAATCAGAAGGACTGGTTTTACCAGTAGAATCTCTTAGCAAATGGACTGATATAAATAAGTTATCTTTAGGAGATCAAATTACTGTACTTGATGGGACAGTTATCTGTAAAAAATATATTCCAAGGTCAAATCATAAAAAATCTAATAATGGTCCGAAAGTAAAAACTCCAAATCTGAAAAACAAATTTCCTTATTTTAAAGAGCATGTAGATACTGAGCAGCTAGCATATAACTTAAATGCATTTAAGCCAGGAGACACTTGTTACATTACTTTGAAAATGCATGGTACATCAGCTCGTACCGGAAATTCTATTGAAATAGAAGAAGGTAAGAGAACTCTACTGCAGAAGCTATTCCATAAACCAGCACCTGTTATTAAAAGCTGGAAAGCTGTTTCTGGCACTAGAAGAGTCGTGCTTAATACATTTGAAGGCGGTTACTATGGAAATGATAAATTTAGACAGAAATATCACGACTACTTTATTGACAGACTGCCAAAAGGAATGGAAGTGTTTTATGAAATCGTAGGGTGGGTTGATGGTACAGAGCAGACCATTATGGGAACCTGTTCCAACACTAAAATTAAAGATAAAGAAGTTAAGAAGCTTTACGGTGATGAAACAGTGTTCTCTTATGGGTGTACTCCTGGTACTTCTGATATTTATGTTTATAGAATGACTATGACCAATGAAGATGGGGTTATTACAGAGATTCCATGGGAAGAAGTAAAGAATTGGTGTGATCGTTTAGGAGTTAAACATGTACCTGAATTTGATAAATTTTTATTTACTACAAAAGAAGATCTAATGGAAAGAGTAGAGAAATACTATGACGGCCCTGATCCTATTGGACAGACACACGTTAGAGAAGGTGTAGTTGTAAGAATTGATAATAGAAGCAGCTTTAAGGCTTATAAACACAAGAATTTCACTTTCAAGGTCCTTGAAGGATTGATAAAAGATTCCTCTGATACACCGGATATGGAAGAGGCACAAGAAATTATTGAGGAGGAAGCTGTATGACATTAGCAGAGAGATTTTTTAAGGAAGAATTAGAAGTATTTGAAAATGATGATATTCAGGAATTTTGTATTGAATTACTAGATACTGCGCCTACATATTTCTGGCAAGTGTCTGCTTCAAGTACTAACAAGTATCACCCTGATTATACAGTTGGTTTTATGGGACTTGCTAAACATGTAAAAGGGGCAACTAGATTCTTAAATCATATGTTGTCAATTGATTGTATCAAGAGTCAGTTTACATCAAGAGAAAGAGATATGCTACGAACAGCTATTATGAACCATGATGATGAAAAACTTGGGCGTAATGGCAGTCAATATACTCTTTTTAAACACCCGTTACTTATAGCTGAGAGAATAAAATCCTATAAAGGATTTGAATGGTTGCCAGATGAAGAATTGGATTATATTGCAGACTGTTGCGCCTCACATATGGGTGAATGGAACACAGATAAAAGAAGTAAAGATGAGCTGCCATTACCAGAAACAAAAGGTCAGATGATAGTTCACTTAGCAGATTATTTAGCATCAAGAAAAGATTTAACAGTATCTTTTGATGAAACTGAAGTAGATGAACTGATGAAAGAATTCAAACCTACACCAGAAACATATCTTATGCCATTCGGCAAACATAAGGGAGAACCACTCTCTGAAATTCCAGATAGTTATTTAGGATGGTTGAATGATCAGAATCCATCAGAACCTCTGAAAACATTACTTGCTGAAGCCTTAGGTATTAGCGGAAGCATCTTTGAAGAGGAGGCATGAGATGGAAACACGAACAACATTATGCCAGTGCACTCGTTGTGCTTCAGTATTTGAATGGAATGAAAGAAAAAATAATAGATGCCCAGAATGCAAAGGCATATATACAGTTATTAGATTCGCTAATCCGTCAGATGAAGAATATTTAGATAGAGTTAGCATGAGATTTAGTGAATAAGTCGTTCAATCATGAACGCTTATCAATATACCAAACAATATTATTTATAAGAGGAGACATTATTTATGAGTGAAAAAACAAATTTAAGACAGGCAGACACAAAAGTAGAAGTAGTTGGTATTGTAAGCGAAAACACACTGGAAGAGTCAGTAAGAGATGGTAAAAAGGTTATCAGCGGTGATATTACAGTGCAGACAGGCGACATTAACTTTGTAACATTTAGAGTATATGTGAATGAAAAGAAAAATGACGGTACAGATAATGGCTGTTATGCAGGCATTGAAACTGTAATGAGAGAATATCAGTCTATTGCCAAAGTTGGTAAAGATGCAGCTACAAGAGTAACTGTTACAAATGGTCAGATCAGACCTCGCTCTTATGTCGGAAAAGACAAACAGGTGCATGTAGGTGTCTCTTACCAGACAATGTTTTTTAACCGTTATGATGGAGATCCAGAGAAATTTGAGCCTCGTGCTTGGTTTGAAGTAGAAATGGCAATTGCTTCTATTACACCAGAACTTTATACATCTGGCGAGAATAAAGGTGAAGAGACAGGTCGTGCTATCGTAAAAGGATGGGTGCCTACATACGCAGGAATTGAGCCAATGACCTTATATGCTCCAGCAGAAGATGGAATTGCAGAAGCAATTTTAGATGACTATACACCAAATCAGACTGTTAAGTTCTATGGTGATATTGTAAATAGTCGTGCAGAAATCACAAAAGAAATTCCTGTAAAAATTGGTAAACCAAGATTTGAGAAGAAAACTATCTATAAAAATGAGATGATTATTACAAATGCTTCTGATGCTTACGGCGAGGATAGTGAAACACCAACTCCAGAACCATATGACATTGGTGCAATTTCTCAGGCAATTACTGATAGAGAAGTTCGCTTAGAGGAAGAGAAAGCAAAAGCTAAACAGCCAGAGACAGCAACTTCTGCCGCAACAACTAAAGCTAGACCAAAACTTCCTAATTTTTAATCTATAAACAAGTTTGTAAAAATATGAATAGTAAAATTAAAGGAGATTACATATGACAGATAGTATTTTTGAACCAGAAGTAAGCGTTGTAGCACATGGCCTTGAAGGAAAAGTAATTATGCTTTATGGCACAAACAATACGGGAAAAACTTATAATTGCGCAAAGATGAAGAATGCTTTGTTCTTCATGTGTGAGAATGGTTTAGGTGCTCAGGCAGGAGTTAAACATAAAATGATTAACAACTGGAGAATGTTCACTAAGTACATCAAAGAACTTACTGATCCTAAAACAGTAGAAAGAGCTAAAGAGATTTATTCCACTATTGTTATTGATGAAGTATATGCTTCCTCTCTGTTTTGCCAGAAATTCATATGTGACACATATGGTGGAGGATGCATTTCTCTTGGAGCCAATGAAAACAGCAAAGTAAATCTTTATCAGATTTATGAACGTATTTATTGGGAACAGATTCAGAAATTAGTAACTTCCGGGTATACAGTGGTATTCGTTGCGCATGCAGATGAAAAAGATGGCTTTATTCAGCCTAAGGGAGACAAGCGCTGTATTAAACCAATTGTAGATAATTGTGACGTAGTGGCTTACCTTGAGCCAAATGGCGTAGATGAAGATGGACATGTAATTAAATCTTCTGCTTATTTTGCGCAGACAGATAAGTTCTTCGCTCGTTCAAGATATGATTTCATGGTAACTAAAATTGAAGAGTTTACAGCAGATAATTTAGAGAAAGCAATTTCTGATGCAATCACTAAACAGGAAGAAGCTGACGGTATTAAATCAGTATCCTATGATGAGCAGCAGTCTATGTATGAAGAAAAAGAAACAATGTCCTTTGAACAGCTTCAGGAAGAGATTGCCCTTTGGGGAGGTAAACTAGCTGCCTCAGATCATATGGAAACATTGACAGATATTGTAGAGCAGACTCTTGGTGTTGGGAAGAAAGTATCTCAGTGTACTAAAAAGCAGACTGAGGCAATGAGTATTATTCTCGAAGACATTAAGGATGCTTGTGCTGAATTAGGAGTGGCGTAATGCCAAGGGCAATGTACATTTGCCCTGTGTGTCATAAAAATGTACTTGCTTCGAAAGCTATTCATATAAAAACCAGATACTATCATAAAGCTTGTCTTGATAAAAAAATCAAGAAAGAAAAAGAAAAGATCGACAATAATAAGCTGACGAAAAAGCAAAGGGAACAGTATGAGAGAGCACTGAAACAAAGTGCTCTCCCCGAATCCCTGAAGCAGTTCCAGAAAGTGAAGCCCAGGCAGCAGAAAAATTCTTTAGTAAAGTGGAGCAAATACAGGGTAAATGTACAGCAAAAAGTTCAGCAATGGCTTATAAATACAAAAAAATGTATGAAGGATTTACTTGGGAAGGAATGGAACAGACTTTAGAATATTGTTTTTCTATAGTTGGATTAGAAGCCAGGAAAGATGAAGATAGTGACATTGTTGGATTAATTCCTTGGTATTATGATCAAGCTCAGGCATTTTATGCACAGCTAGACAGTATAGAACCTTCAAAAGTAGATTTGGATAAGATTTATAAAAAGAAGCATATAAAAGTATCGCCTAAAAAGAAAAATGTAGATTTGATTGATATAAGCAAAATAGGGGAGTGAATATGTTAATTGACAAACACGCCACTCTTCAATGTTTAGGATGTATTATGAAGAAACCTTCCCTTTTGGAAGAATACACACTTACACAGTATGACTTTGAAGAAGAACAATTTTATGCAATATTATTTTCATGTGTGTATAACCTCTACAACCAAGGGGTAGAGATTATAGATACATTTGCTATAGATAGTTTTCTTTCAAGATATGAGAAACAATATAAAATTTTCAACGATAATCAAGGAATTGATTATTGTGACGATGCCATTCGTTTGGCTGAATTGGAAAATTTTAGTTACTACCTGGAACGTTTGAAGAAATTTAGTCTTTTAAGATATTGGGATTCATGTGGAGTAGACATAAGGAACATCTATGATCAAACAATCATTGATCCTAGCAGACAAGAACAGCAAGCAGCTAAATTAGATGCAACTTCAATAAATGATATGATTCTGGAAGAAGAGGATCTGCTCATTACGAAAGCAAAAATGCTCTATGGAATGGATTCTTCGAGAAGGGGTCAACTTGCCGGTAAGGGAATGAAAGAATTAAAAGAAAGATTGAAAGAAGAACCAGAGTTTGGAATACCTTTACAGAGCCCTATGATGACTACTATTGCTAGAGGGGCGAGACTTAAAAAGGTCTATCTTCGTTCTGCTGATTCTGGTGGAGGAAAGACAAGGACTGCATTGGCAGATATCTGTAATATTTCAATCCCTTATTTCTATGATACAGATAAAAAAGAATGGATTTACACTGGGTGTGAGGAACCATCACTATTCATCTCTACTGAGTTAGAGGAAGACGAAGTACAGACTATCATTATGGCATACGTTTCCGGAGTACCAGAGAACAAGATTCTTGATGGAGACTATGAAGGAGATGAGGAAGAACGAGTAGATAAAGCTATTGAATATATTGCTACTTATCCTTTATATATAGAAATTATTAATGATTTTGGTATAGAAGATATATCAAATATCATTAAAACTTATAAGAGAGAAAAAGGATGTCATTATTTCGTATTCGATTATATACATATGTCAGCTAAATTAATTGCTGAAGTTGCTTCTATGAGTAAAGGAATGAAATTGAGAGAAGATCAGACTTTGTTCTTATTCATGGACACTCTTAAGAATTTGGCTATGAAATTGGATATCTTTATTCTAACAATGACTCAGTTAAATGGTACATACAAAGATAGTCAGATTAAAGACGAAACAATGTTAAGAGGTGCAAAATCTCTAGCAGATAGAATTGACTTAGGTGAAATTTCACTGAGGCCAACAAGTGCAGAGTTAGAGTGTGTAAAGAAACTTATGCACAATATGTATGGAGTACCGATACCGAACCTTGTAAGACACATATATAAAGTACGAAGAGGAAAGCTGACAAAAATCCGTTTATGGCAATATGCTGACCTTTCTACTGGCAGAACTAAAGATTTATTTATTACAGACAACTATTATAATCTGATCGAAACTGAAGTAGCTGTAGCTCAAATTGAGAAAGTAATTGAGGAACATTCTGAGAGCCTTGATGATATCCAGATTACTGATGATGAGCAGCAGGAGGCTACAAGTACTTTATTAGGATCAATGCCATTTGATTTTTAGGTGTACTGATGCCTTACTATGATAAAAATGCAATATTAAAGGCTCTTACGAAGGAACAGGTAATCAAGATAGTTACCGATTTAGGATCAAAAGGATATAGAACCGACTCATCTGGGAATCTTATCTTTCAAACAATCTGTCATGGTGGCGATAGTTATAAGCTTTATTACTATCATGAACCTACAGATCAGTATTCTGGAAGAACATTTCATTGCTACACCTCATGTAGCGAATCATTCTCTATTTTTGAATTAGTAATCAGAGCTAAAAGAGTACAAGGGATTACTTATACTTGGTATCAGGCGGTATCTTATATTGCTAATCAAATAGATATGAAAGCTGTTGAACATATTGAGAGACCAAAACATATATGTGATATGTCATGGCTTAAGAAGTTTGGCAAAAACAAATCTACAGACATTATAGACTGTGAACCTATAGATGAGCATGTGTTAGAAATGTTTGAATATACTCCTCATGAAGTATTTTTAAACGACCATATTTCCAGAGAGACGTTATCTACATTTGAAATATCTTATTGGGGTAATACAAATCAAATAGTTATTCCTCATAGAGATAGACATCAAAATCTTATTGGTATAAGAGGAAGATATCTCGATGAAGAAGACGTAGAGAACATTGGAAAATATGTACCTCTTAATATAGAAGGAAAATTTCTAAGCCACAAGTTATCACATAATCTTTATGGTATTCATATTAACCAGAATAAGATTAAGACTTGTAGGAAATGTTTACTACTTGAGTCTGAGAAAGGAGTTATGCAAAATCATTCGTATTTTGGTGATGATGACTTTTCTTTAGCTGTATGTGGCAGTGAAATTTCAGATGAACAAATCAAATTGCTACTCGATTATTTGAAGATAGAAGAATTAATTCTTGGTTTTGACAAGGAATATAAGTATCCGTATGGATGGGATGGTGAGCTGTACAAAAATAAATTATTTAAGAAAATACGTCCGATTATTCCATATTGTAAAGTATCAATCTTATGGGATAAAGATGGGGTATTAGATTATAAGGATGCGCCTACAGATAAAGGCAAAGAAACATTATTAAAACTGCTTGACAACAAAGTAGAAATAACTATGGAAGATATCACGTTGGAGGGAACGTATTATGTATAGAAAGGCATTAATTGACTGAAATCAGTCAGAAAATCCGACAAGTAACTGAGGATGATAAGGGGTTACCTTATCTCTCCTACAGTAAAGAGAGTAACTTTGATCACTGTCCACTGAGCCACAAATTAAAATATGTAGACAAAAACTTTTCAAAGAAATCGTCTCTTCCTATGGAAATTGGTTCTATTTTACATAAGGCATTAGAGCTTAAAGGAAGAATGATAATGGAAGGTAAGACAGTAGATTATGACTATCTTAAAAGCATTACAGAAGAGGGCTATTTAGAGACTGATGAGAAGTCGGATAATCACATTCTCGGTATAAAAGACCTCAAAAAGAAATATTTTGATGAGTTTTTTACTGCTGATAGTAAGTCAGGTATGAACTATTCAGAAAAGATGGATATCTTTTATAACAAAGTATTGCCATCTAGGATTGATAGTAAAGAGTGGACTCCCGTAGCAGTAGAACAGAGATTTGAATTTGTATATGACGACAGAGTTATTATACATGGTTTTATTGATAGAGTGGATAAGAATGCAAAAGAGCAGCTAAGGATTACTGACTATAAATCCTCAAAGGCCGTGTTTAGAGATGCAGATATAAAAACACCTATGCAACATGTAATTTATGATCTGGCATGTATTCATTTATATGGACAGCCTGCAACAGACCATGTGTATGATTTTATTCTTATAGATGCTATTCAAGGAGCTGACGAAGGTGTATGTACCAAAGGCTATCTTAACAGAGGAATTAAGAAGCTGGACAAGGTGTTAAATGAAATGGATGAAATGGAAATTAAAGGCGAGTATCCTCCCAAACCAACTCCATTATGCTACTGGTGTCCATTCCACAGCACTTCCCCAAATGCTGATCCTAAGTTTTCTGGTCTATGCCAGTATCATAGCTTATGGACACCTGAGAAAAAATCATTTGCAGTACTTAATCCTTATGGACAAGAAATAAAGAAAGAAACTAAGAGAAAGTTGGTGTTCTAGTGAGAATAGAGACACATGCGCATACAGAATTTAGTCAGCTTCGTATGTTAGACTGCATCGTAAAAGTACCTCAATTAATAAAACAAGCTGCATCTCTTGGACTTTCAGGAGTTGCTATCACTGATCATGAGTCTGTATCTGGTCATGTGAGATTTATTCAAACAATTAAATCCATGAAGTCTTCCGGTGAACTGCCGGAAGATTTCAAAGGAATACTTGGTAATGAAATATATTTAGTTGACAAAATAAATATGTCAGAAGATGGGAAGAAGTCTTGCGATTCTCCATTTTATCATTATATTCTTCTGGCTAAAGATGAAATAGGGCATAAGCAGTTAAGAGAACTTAGTTCATTAGCATGGGATAACAGTTTTTATACAGGAAGGATGGAACGTGTTCCTACATTGAAAAGTGATCTGGAACATGTGGTTAAATCTAATCCTGGACATCTGATTTCAACGACAGCATGTTTAGGAGGAGAATTAGGCAAGTCTATATTAGCAGGAGAAAATTATATGGATTTTCTTCTCTGGAACCAGCAGTTATTTGGTAAAGATTTTTACTTGGAAATGCAACCGGGACTGTCAGAAGAACAGATAAAACTGAATCAAGAGATCATAAAGCTGAAACATCAGTTAGGAATAAAAGCTACTGTTGCTTGTGATGTTCACTATTTGAAACAAGAAGATAGAGAAATTCATGCTGCTTACCTTAACAGTCGTGATGATGAAGAAAGAGAGTTAGGTGACTTTTATGAATCAACTTGGATGATGACTAACGAACAGATCCATCAAAGGATGGATGATCAGATTGGCTATAAAGAAGTGGAAGATGCATTGAAGTGTTCTCTGGAGATTGGTGAGAAGGTTGAAGAGTATGATTTGTATTGTCCAACTATTGTTCCTGGAGCAGACATCCCTGATTTTGAGTTAAGTGATTTCTTTGGTAATTATTATGATCGCTATGAATACATATCTAAATTCGCTCATAGTGATAATGTTTATGATAGATATTTATTAAAACTGATAGAAGATGGATATTATGAAAAGATTCCTTATACTACTTTCGGTAAAGTAAAATTTTTTGAGACTTTAGATAGAATTGAAGTTGAATTAAAAGAAATGTGGCTTGTTACTGAAAAGCTTGGTACAAGTATTTCTTCCTATTATATATCAACACTTGAGTTGGTTAATATTATGTGGGAAGAAGGAGATTCTTTAGTGGGTGTAGCCAGAGGTTCAGTAACAGGAATGTTTACAATGTATCTCATTGGCATTACTCAGATGAATCCTTTACAGTGGGGACTGCCTCATTGGAGACATATTTCCCATGAAAAAGTTGAACTCAGTGACGTAGATATCGACACACAGCAAGATAGAAGACTAAAAATCATTGAAGCTGTGAAACGTCGCAGAGGTGAAAGAAAAGTACTTAATTGTAGTACTTTTAAAACAGAGGTAGTAAATCAGCTATTATTACTGCTGGTAGAGGATTAGGCTTAGATTCAGATATCACTCAGTATTTATCTAATCTTATCCCTGTTACCAGAGGTCAAACTTGGAGTTTGCATGATTGTCTTTATGGGAACGAAGAGAAAGAACGTCAGAGACAAACTGAATTTGCAAATGAAGTCAAAAAATACGACAAACTTTTAGAAACGGCTATGACTATTGAAGGGCTTATATGTGGAAGAAGTATACATGCTTCAGCAGTATATTTGTTTAATGAAGATTTTTTGGCTCACAATGCTAGGATGAAAGCTCCAAACGGTATTTATATCACTCAATTTAATATGAAAGATTCTGATTATTGTTCTGGTCTTAAAATGGATTTCTTAACCATTCAGGCATTAGATAAGATTAGAACTTGTATGAATTTGCTAATTGATGCGGGATATATGAAATGGCAAGGATCACTGAGAGCTACATATAATAAATATTTACATCCAGATGTACTTGATTATGATACTAAAGAAATGTGGGATATGGTTGCAAAGAATGATGTAACAGATCTCTTTCAGTTTGATACTGCAGTTGGGCTTCAGGCAGCTAAACGAATCAAACCCCATTCCTTAGTAGAGCTTGCAACTGCGAACTCAATTATGAGACTTATGGTATCAGGAGAGGGCGCTGAACAGCCTATTGACACTTATATTAGGTATAAGAATGATATTAATGAATGGTACAAATGCATGAGAGATGAGTACCGTTTGACAGAAAGTGAAATAAAAATATTAGAGAAATATCTATTACCTGTATATGGAGTAGGAGATACACAGGAAATTGTAATGGAAATTTCTATGGATGATCATATTTCAGGATTCAATGTTACACAGAGTAATAAGTTAAGAAAAGGTATTGCTAAAAAAGATGAAAAACTACAGGAAGCTATGAAAAAGATGTTCTTTGAACATGGCAAAGAGATTGGAACCTCAGAAAATCTATTGAACTATATCTGGAAAGAAGTTATAGGAAAACAGTTAGGCTACTCATTTTCTAAAAACCACACTTTCCCTTATTCCTGTATTGGTTTGCAAGAGTTGAATTTAGGATATCACTATCCAATTATCTATTGGAATACAGCATGTTTAATTATCAATGCCGGAGCTAACGAAGAGCTTGATGATAATAAGTCCACTCAATATGGGAAAATTGCGAAAGCAATAGCCAATTTTAAGCAGCGTTCAATTATAGTAGACAGACCTCTTATCAATGAAGCAAAGTTTTCCTTTGTCCCAGATGAAAAGAACAATCGTATTATTTTCTCTTTTAAAGGACTTTGTGGGATAGGTGATGATATAGCTCGCGCCATTGTGGGGCATCAACCCTATAGTTCATTTGAAGATTTTTGTAAACGTATGGTAGACACTAAGATTATTGGTACTGCTAAAATGATTATTCTAATTAAAGCTGGTTGTTTCAATGAACTTGATTCCTCAGATCGCATGGAAACAATGAAAAAGTTTCTTTCTCGTAATGTATTTACACCTATAGATAAGCTGACTATGCAGCAGTTTAACTCAGCATTAGAATATGACATCTTCCCAAAAGAGATGGAAATAATGATTAGAATCAAGAATTTCAAAGCGTATGCTTTACATGAAAGTTTCTTCTTAAAAAATATAATAGATGAAGGAAAAAAGGTACCTAAAAAAGGATATCATGACAGATATTTTGCTCTTGATGAAAGAGGTACAGAATTTTTGATGGAGCACTTTAATACATGTATTGTGGGTACAAAGGAGGATGGAGTAATTATTTCAGAGAAGCTCTTTAATAAAGAATGGGATGCTCTTATCCAACCATTGAAAGATTACATGGCTTTACCTGAGACGCTTCAATTATATAATCAGAAAAAACTTGATTCAACAATGGAATCTTATGCATCTGGATCATTAGAACAATGGGATATGGAATCATTAAGTTATTACCCGGATCGGCATGAGTTGTGGAATTTGAATGAGCCAAAGTATGGAGTGGTTGATTATAATTCACTCCCAGAGATTCCTGAAGTATATGATTATACCACAAGAAGAGTTAGAGGAGAAATTAAACATTTTCCTAAATATAAAATATTTCGATTAGCTGGAACTGTTTTAGACTCTGATAATAATAAACATTTGGTGACGTTGCTGACTAACCATAGTGTCGTAACCTGTAAATATAACAAAGGTCAGTATAGTTATTATAATAAAAGATTTTCTGAACAGACACCTGCAGGCAAGAAAAAAGTTCTGGAAGAGTCTTGGTTTAAAAGAGGTTCTAAAATCATTGTTTGTGGTTATAGGCGTGAGGATCAATTTGTTGTCACGAAATATGCAGACACTGTTTATACTCATACAACTAATAGAATTGAAGAAATTTATAATGATGGAACAATATTGGCTCAAACAGATAGAAAGAAAGTTGGTGAAGAATAATAGAAACTGTAGTTGAACAGGTACAGTTCAAAGGTCTTTTAGAAGAGCAAAAATACTATAATGATTCTACTCACTGGGGCATATTTTATGCAACAGTGAGAGAAATAACTGTAGGAAATCTTACAAAAGGCATGAGATATTGTATTAAAGGAAATATTCATACGCCTATTATAGGAAAAGTTTACGACATAAAAGGTGAAATGGATTATAGCCCCACTTGGGGAGAGCAAATTAGTATTCTTGAAAGTGTTATGAGTAATGATTTAGCTGAAACTGATATTAGAGGTCAAAAATATATTCTCTGTAAACTATTCCCTAAGTATGTACAAAGAATGTATGAGGCCTTAGATAATCCTTACTTAGCTTTAAAAGAAGGAAACGTAGAAGAACTTACAAAAATTAAGGGATGCGGCCCCAGTGTAGCTACTAAGTGGATTGAGAGATTTAATGATACCTATGATAAACACAAAGCGTATATTGATTTAGCTAGGTACTCCATTAGTGATAAATTGATAGAAAAGATTATCAAATACTATCATGAAGACGTAGATAAAGCTGTTGATGTAGTAAAAAATCATCCATATGATTTGACAATCATAAGAGGGATAGGTTGGAAAACAGCCGATGATATAGCACTACAGAATGGAGCTGATCCTTATGGCGTAGATCGAATTAAAACTTGTATTAAAATGTTTCTAAGGAATCAAGGAGAGAATGGAAAATCATTTAGTTATTCAGAAGAAATCATGCAAGAGTTAATAGATAAAATAGGAGAAGAAGTACCTGATTTGAATATCGCTGAAGCGATACATGATTTACAAGATTCTCAAATGATTGTATGGAATAAAGAAAAAACTAAGATAGGATTAAAATGGTATTATGACTTAGAATACTCAATAGCTGAACATTTAGTAAGATTAAAAAATGCCCCTAATAAATTTAAGTATAGTAACTGGCTAGAGATAATTAAAAAGAAAGAAAAGGATCAAGGATGGGACTATACAGAACAACAGCTTGAGGGTATTAAAATGGTTCTCGATAATCAGTTATGCTGTATCTCCGGTTACGGCGGAACAGGTAAGACGAGTATTATTGATGGTATTCTTACTATCCTGCAAGATTATAAAAGTGTAACAGTAGCTTTAGCCGGAAGAGCTGCGGCGAGAATTAGTGAAGCTTCTGGTAAAGAAAGTCAAACAATTCATAAGTTACTCAAACTCAAATATGGAGATCCAAGAACACCATTTGACTATGAGTATGATCCTTTAGATTATGACATTATTGTAGTGGATGAAATGTCTATGATTGATGGTTATCTTTTTAAGCAATTATTGAAAGCGTGTGCTACTGGAACAAAAGTAATCTTTATTGGAGATGTGGGGCAGCTAGAATCTATAGGCTCCTGTGCAGTAGCTGCTGATATGCTTGAATCTAAATATATATCTTCAATTTTCCTTGATAAAATTCATAGACAAGCTCAGAAATCAGCCATTATTACCGAAAGTATTCGAGTAAGGCAAGGAAAACAATTAACTTCTGATGGATGGACTGGAGAAGAAACAAGAGGCGAGCTCCAGGACATGATTCTCAATTGCTATACGGATAAATCCAATACATATCACAATATTGTGAAGTATTTTAAAGAAGAAATTAAACATGCTAAATCTATTCTGGATGTGCAAATCATTGTTCCTTGTAAACAAGGAGTATCTTCAGTAGCTTCTTTAAATCATATAGCTCAACAGATATACAATCCCAAATCAAAAAAGCAATACAAAATTATGAAAAGCGGAGTAGTTCAATGGGTATTAAAAGTAGGAGATAAAGTTATAAATAAACAAAATAAGTACCAGATAATTAATTCTGATGGTTCAGTTGTAGATATCTTTAATGGAAACTTAGGCATCATAAAAGATATAAAAGAAGATCATATCCTAATAGATTTTCAAGGAATTGGCTATGTAGAAGTACCTAAATCACATGCTCCTTATATAGAGCTTGGATATGCAATAACTTGTCATTCAGCTCAAGGAAGTCAGTTTGATACAGTTATTGGAGGAATAGACTTTTCAATGTTTATTATGCTTAATAAAGAACTCTTATACACCATGATTACTAGAGCCAGTAAAAAATTTATACTATGTGCTCAGACTAAGGCTCTGCAATATGCAATTACTAAAGAACAGATTATCCATAGACAAACTTATCTTATGGATGATTTAGATGAATTATGTAACAAGAAATTTGATTTTTAGGAGGTATAAATATGGATGAATACAAAGAGCCATCATATAAGAATATGACAATTACACAGGTGATTGATAGATTATCAGATATTGCTGATAGTGCTCAATATTGTGAAATAGAAGGCATCTTATGTAGAGCAATTGCTATGCTTAAAGACTATAGATCAATAGATGAATTTATTAATGAACCGATGGGAGGCGGGTATTATGGCGTTTAGTCACGATATTACTTTCTGTGCAGGAGAGTTAGTGGATTGTCCTAAAAAAGAATCCTGTTATAGATACAAAGAAGTAGATAGATTCCAGCCAGGAGAAGTATTTTCTATGGCTACTCTATATAAAGCAGCTTGTTGTGAAGCTAATGATTTTCAGTTGTTTATAAAAGATAAGGAGGACAAGAGTGAAAATTAATAGAATTAAAGATTTTGAATCATTTTTTAAAGTAGTAGACAAATGTAAAGGAAGAGTAGATATTGTCTCACCGGAAGGTGACAATATTGTCCTTAACAGTCAGTTATGCAGATTTGTTTTAACTGCTTTGGTACAGTCAGGGGACACTTTATTAGATACTCTTGAATTGCATTGTGAGAACCCTGATGATGCAGCTTTGTTTATTAAATATATGATGGAGGAATAAAATGAAAAGATTAAATATTTATTTAGCTGGTACTTGCAAAGGATTAGTTGATGAAGGGACATCTTGGAGGAATGAAGCTTTTGAGAGATTTATTTTAGCACAAAAGTATTTAGATCTTATTGCATATCACTTATATGATCCAACAGAGTATTTCCTAGAGATGGCTCTAAATCTATTACAGCCAAGCAGACAAAAAATTTCTATATAAAGTATCTCATCGCCAATAGTGATTTGATTTTAGTAAACCTTAATAATACTGAAAATTCTGTGGGAACTGGACAGGAATTACAATATGCAGTTGATAAAGGGATACCTGTTATTGGATTTGGGAAACAGAATGTATATGAATGGCTTCCTGAAGATTGTGATGTAGTGTTTGATACTCTTGAAGAAGCTGTTGATTATATTATTAATTATTACGATTAAGGAGAATGTGTATGACAGTACAGGAATGGTTAGGAACAGAGAATCAATTAGGACAAGACATTTGGGAAAGAAAATACAGATATGAAAATGAAACTTTTGATGAGTGGATTAATCGTGTATCTGGTGGAAATTCAGAAATTGCTAATTTAATTAAAGAGAAAAAGTTCTTATTTGGTGGTCGTATTCTTGCTAATAGAGGTCTTGAGAATAAAGGACGTAAAATTAGTCTCAGTAATTGCTATGTAATTGAACCACCAGAAGATAACATTGAAAGCATCTTTGATTGCGCTAAAAAACTTGCTCGTACATATAGCTATGGTGGTGGATGTGGAGTTGATATTAGTAAATTATCTCCAAGAGGTGCAAAGGTCAATAATGCCGCTAAAGAAACAACTGGTTCTGTATCATTTATGGACTTATATTCTATGGTTACTGGATTAATCGGGCAAGCGGGACGTAGAGGAGCTTTAATGCTTAGTCTTTCATGTGAGCATCCGGATTTAGGAGAATTTATTGGTATAAAATCAGATCTCGATAGAGTTACAAAAGCGAATATCTCTATTAGAATTACAGATAAGTTTATGGCTGCTGTAAAGAATAGAACGACATTTACTCTGTCATTCACAAGATTGGAAACAGGAGAAACAATTACTAAAGAAGTAGATGCATATGAAATGTTCCATAAAATGTGTGAAATGAACTGGGATTATGCTGAACCTGGAATGCTTTTCTGGGACAGAATCAATAATTGGAATTTACTCAGTTGTGATGATGAGTTTGAATATGCAGGAACAAATCCATGCGCAGAAGAACCTTTGCCAGCGGGAGGTTCATGCCTTCTTGGTAGTATTAACCTAGCTGAATTTGCATGTGATACAGGATTTGATTTTGAGAGTTTTAAGCATTGTGTCAAATCGTCTGTTATTGCATTAAATGAAGTATTAGATGAAGGACTTCCACTCCATCCATTAAAAGAACAAAGAGAATCTGTATATGATTGGAGACAGATTGGACTTGGAATCTTTGGTCTTGCCGATTTGCTTATTAAACTTGGAATTAAATATGGTAGTCCAGAAGCCATTGATTTATGTGACATGATTGGACATACTATGGCAGATATAGCAATAAAAACATCTGCTATGTTAGCAAAAGAATATGGTGTATATCCTAAATATAAACCAGAAGCGGTAGAACAATCAGCGTTTTATAGTAAAAATGCATTAGGAGAAACAAAAGAATTAGTAGAATCATTTGGACTTAGAAACTCTCAGTTACTTACAATTGCACCAACTGGATCTCTTTCAACTATGATTGGTGTATCTGGTGGTATTGAACCTATTTTTGCTAATTATTATACAAGAAAAACAGAATCTCTTAAAGGACATGATGAATATTATAAAGTCTATACTCCAATTGTAAAAGAATACATGGATAAACATGAACTAAAAGACGATTCTGAATTACCAGATTACTTCGTAACTGCTCAGACACTTGATTATAAGAATAGAATTTATATGCAGAGTATTTGGCAGTCACATATTGATGCATCTATTAGTTCTACTGTTAATGTTCCAAATGATTTTACAGTTGAACAGGTGGAAGGATTATACATGACTGCATGGGATGCAGGATTAAAAGGTGTAACTATCTTTAGAGATGGATGTAAACGTGCAGGTATTCTTACTATTAAAGAGAATGTAGAAGATATTGTAGAAGAACCTCACAGATTAGAAAGAGGAATGATCATCAAAGCAGATGATAACTGCATTGGCAAAAAGAGAACTCTTAGGACAGGTTGTGGAACACTCCATTGTGAAGCTTTCTTTGATCCAGACAATGGCCAGTTGCTTGAAACTTATTTCAGTAAAGGGTCTTCCGGTGGGTGTAATAATTTTATGATTGGACTTTCAAGAATGATTTCTTTGGCAGCTAGAGGCGGAATTGATGTTTATTCCATAGTAGATCAGTTAAAATCTTCTGGTACCTGTCCATCATATGCAGTTAGAACAGCTACTAAACACGATACATCTAAAGGCAGCAGTTGCCCTGTAGCTATTGGAAATGCTCTTCTTGAAATGTATGAAGAGATGATGGATGAAGTAAGTTTTTCAGATGTTGAAGAAAAAGAATTAGAAGTTATTACACCTAAGATTGTACCAGTTTCTAAGGCGAAATGTCCTCAGTGTGGTGGAGAATTAGTCTTTGAAGGTGGCTGTAACACTTGCAAGAATTGTGGATGGAGTAAATGTGATTAATGAAAGTAATAGAGAAAGGTGACAAGCTCTATTATACAAGAATTTTCCCTACAGTAGGTATCTATGATGTCTGTGATTTGACTGTTCGTACAGTCACAGACACCTACTTTGTAGGTATGGATAAAAGAGATAAACATGAGTATCTCTTAGGATTTAATACTGTAGGAGAAGTAGTATTTGATAGTAGAAAAGTCGCATTGAATAAAGTACATGAAGCTGAGAAACATAAATTAAATATTAGTGATGAGACTGACTATGAGGAATATTAACAATGATTGATAAAGAAAGAATGTATGCTGAAAATCAGCTTAAAGAAAAATCTGGCAGTAATATTGTTGTAGAATGGATGTCAGCAATAAAAGAAATTGCAGAAAATGGATATGCCTTGTCTAGCGCAAACGTTCATTCGAAAGATGAAAAATTTCAAAAGATTATTGGTATGTGTAATGCAGTTATTATGGTATTAAAGGAGAATTAATATATGGAATTTGCAAAAGCAATAGCATGGATTTCAACTGCAGTAGCAGTAATAATAGGCATGAAAATTACAGAATCGCCATGGTGCTTGTGGGCGTTTTTGCTACCTTTATCAATGAGTTAAGACAATATGAGGAATAGAGAATGATTAAACCGGCACAATTATATAAAGAAGAAATAAAAAAGAAATATATAGAGACTTGGTATAACGAAGAATACATGTATTATTCTGGTTGGTCTGGAGTTGAAGAACCGGATATTCCAGACAACAATTATGACTCTCATCATTTTGTTTCTGTTGACAATAACGACAATATATTAGGATATATTTCATATTCTGTTAGCTTTGTAACAATGAGCGCTGATCGTTTTGGTGCAATTAGTTTTGATAAAGGGAATGTATTATTTGCTAAAGATTTATATCAAATCATATGCGACATCTTTGAAAAATACCATTTGAATAGACTTTGTTGGAGCTGTATAGCCGATAATCCTGCTATTCGTGGATATAGAAACTTTATTAAAAAACATGGTGGAAAAGAATGCGCTTATCACAGACAAATATGTAAATTAATGGACGGAAAGTTACATGATGATGTGGAATTTGAAATCCTTGCAAGCGAATTTAAGAGGTGAAAATAGATGGAGAGATTAACAGAAAGATATATTCCAAATGATGAAAAGAAAGGGATTGCAGGGATAAAGGTATTTGAATCTGAGAATAAAATACCTCTTATTAAAATATTAAGCGGAGAATATTTATATCCTGCAATTGAAAAGCTTGCCGAATATGAAGATTTAGAAGAACAGAACTTGTTATTAAAACTTCCAATACCATTAAACACTACTGTTTATACAATATATACGAAACAATGGTGTTATTATGATGATGACTGTATGGAAGATATAGAATATAAATGTATGAATGGGGAATTTTGTGAAAAACAAGAAGTAAGACATTATATTCATACTGAAAAATTCAGTGCTTCAATGATTAACTTTATAAACAAAACAGTATTCCTGAACCGTGAAGATGCCGAGAAGAAGTTAGAGGAGATGGAACATGAATAATATTTATTTAGTTATGAGAGAAAAAGACAATGTAGTTGTGTCTATTATGCTGAATAAATCAGACCATACATATTCTTTTGTAAATCTTACAAAAGGGCATATTTGTACTTGTAGATTTGTTTCAATTGAAGATGCTATAAAGGATATGGAAGAGAAAAAAGACAATGGTGAGATTATAGATTTTATAAATATGGAGGCAAGGATTTAATGGATTGGAGAAATAGAAAGTATTATCAAGTGAATCCAGTATATTCATATCACGACTGTATCAAAAGACTAAAAAAGATTAATTCAGTAAAAATTAGTCCTCCATTTAGAGTATCAGGAGGTATATTATTTCCTAAATTTACGCTTGGATTTAATACAGACAAAGAAACATTGGTCTTAGAAATTTTGCAATCAAGTAAATATAAAGATTGCAATCCAATATATAAAGAAATTACTAAAGAAATGATAGGACAGTGATTTAATGAATTGTTTCAATTGTGACTATTACAGAGAGAACCATATGCTCAACTATTGTGAGTTGACACAAGAAGAATGTTTCTATATTAAAACAAAAGAACATCCTTGTTACTATATTAATGATGATTATACTTTTAAAGAAGATGTTCCGTTTTTTGGATTTAAGAAAGGAACTGATTCTAAAGAGGTTTTTAAATGGCAAAATATCTAATGAAATATAAAGGTACTTACAGACTAAAAGCTGCAATAGATCAAAGTACCAATGATTATCCCAGAGATGATTCTGGAGGAATAGATCCAAGTTTTGATGATATTTATATTAAGTGTTATGGTGGTGCTCAAATATATCATTATGGTTTTTCTACTCTTGTAGCTTATATCCCATCTATAGGAAGAGGACACAATATTTTAAAAGCTATAGCTAATGATATTGGGTTACCGGAATATGAAACTTATGAAGAATTATATAAGGCACTTGAAGATGAAGGAACTGTACGAAGTATCATGGAAAACGACAAAGAAATAGAGTTTAAGTTCCATGCTCGTAAGTTAGAATACATAGCACTTTTTCTTAAACCTGCGATTGCAGGAGCTGATATTAGTCCTTTCTCGACTAAGAACTTACCCAAATGTAATTACCCTATTCCTGAGAAAGATTTAGCAGAATACAACGCTATTTTGGATTCTATGGACAGTAAGGATTACTTGTTAGTCTCTAGGGTGACCGATACTTTTTTGACCAATAAACTTCAAAAAAGTAAGCAGTATAGGACAATTGATTTGAAAAAAGATATGAAGAAAAAATGTTTAAAAACTAAAGAATATATCCATTCATTAGGAGAATGGAATGAATATATTGAATATTTAAAAAAGGAGATTTGTAAATGAAAAGAGTAGCTAAATTTGAAAAAGTATCTTATGAACAGTTTGAAGCAGCATGGAAAGATTCATTTGGTAAACCGTCAATGATTACTGATAAAGCAATTAAAGATGCGTATTATCCTATTGAACTTCCTCAGAGAGCGACTAAAGGCAGCGCTGGTTATGATTTCTATTCTCCATTGTCATTTGTGTTAGAACCTGGAGAGACAATTAAGATTCCAACTGGTGTCCGTTGCGGAATGAATGATGACTGGGTTCTGATGTTATTTCCGAGAAGTGGCCTTGGATTTAAGTATAGACTAAGATTAGAAAATACAGTTGGAATCATTGACAGTGATTATTTCTATTCCGATAATGAAGGACATATTATGGTTAAAATTACCAATGAAGGAGTTAAAACTATGAAAGTAGCTAAAGGTGATGGCTTCTGTCAGGGGATTTTCTTACCTTATGGTATTACAGAGGATGATAGTGTTGAAACAAAACGCAATGGCGGGTTTGGGAGTACTGGAAAATAAAATTAAAAGAGACATCATAACTTATGGTGTCTCCTATAAAAAGTGTGTGTATGGAAATTATATATTAAATATAATCATGTATATTATATCACTCTGTATAACAAAATGAAAGGATAAAGATGAAAATTCGACTAAATGATTCAACAGATGCTACAGAAATTGTCAGTATTGCCAATAGATTTAAAAATTGTGATATTGATGCACAGTTCGGAAGATATGTTATTGATTTAAAGTCTATTCTGGGAGTCTTATCTTTTGGATTACCAAAAGATATTGACATAAATATTATGGGTCCAGAAATAGATATAGAAATTTTTAATAAAGCTATTAAAAAATGGAGGGTTTAACTATGAAATTTGAAAGAACACATGTATATAACTTTGAGGAAGCACTTTATGGAATGAGACTGCCGTTAATGTCTCATAGTAAGAGTGATAGTACTAATTGTATTGATAAAGAATGCGATCATTGTCCTTTTGTATACGAAGATTATAACTGTGATATGATGGATTATATTATTGGTCCAAACGATATGGATTTATGTCAGAGACTTATCAGTGCCGGACCAGAGCATAGAAAATTTTTAAGACAGATTTCTGTAGCTGTTACTATTACAGCACCGCTTTATTGGTGGAAAGAGTATGATACATACAAAGTAGGAACAGTAGCTAATAGTTCCAGTACAATGCATAAACTTGCTAGTACACCTATTACTTTAGAATGTTTTGAAACAGACGATTTCGATTCAGAGATTGAAGACCCAACAGCTATTATTAATCAGTGTGAGCATTATAGACAGAAATATCTTGAGACTAAAGACAAACGCTATTGGAAAGCTTTAGTACGTTGGTTGCCTAATGGATGGCTTCAGACAAGAACTCTCAGTTTGAATTATGAGAATCTTCGTTCTATGTATTTTCAGAGGAAGTCTCATAAATTAACTGAATGGCATCAGTTTTGTGACTGGATTTTAACTCTTCCTTATGCTAAGGATTTAATTATTTATACAAAGGAGACTAAAGAATGATAGTACTTGTAGGAGAATCAGCATCAGGTAAAAGTTCTATTGAAAGAGAGCTTATTGCTTTAGGTTTTAATAAAATAGTTACATATACTACTAGACCTATGAGAAAAGAAGATGTAGATGGAGAAACATATCATTTTATTACAGAAGAGCAATTTAATGATATGATAGAAAAAGATCTTTTTGCTGAACATGCTTCTTACAATGGTTGGCAATATGGAACAGCTAAAGAAGACTGTACAGATGATAAAGTAGTTGTCTTGACTCCTCATGGGCTCAGACAATTAAAGAAGAACAAAGATTTGCATATTATATCTTTCTATATTGATGTTCCTCGAAGGGATAGATTAATTAGTGTCTGCTGAGCAAACTGAAAACACTTGATTTTACTGACTTTTGCCCCATTTTCTGGTATAATGATTGCAAGGATTTTGACAAAAACAAATCGTTTTTCTTGCAG